GATTACAAGGAGGAGAATGGGTTCTAAACTATAAAAATAAAAGTACAGACATGCCAAAACAATGTAGTTTCTTTATTTCATTTAAAAGCGAACCTTCTATAAAAAGGTTAAAAGAAATTTTTTTAGATCTTTATAAAAAAGAAAAAAGAGTTAAATGGGATAGTGAAATTAATAATGAAAACGCTGTTGAGCTTTGCACTATTATTAGATCAAAAGCAAAAATGGAGGTCGTAGATATATGACTTTTTATAATACTATTGGCGAAAATTTAAGCGAGTTAGAAGAATCTATTGCTAAATGCAAAACCCAAGAAAGTAAAATTATTAAATGCTTTCATTATTACGAAACTAGCTTAAGTCCTTCTATGGTTTTAAATATGACCAAACTTAGATGTCCTTTAACCTCTATAAGACGAGCGATGACTAATTTATCTAACGAAGGTAAGCTAGTTAAAACCGATAAACAAGTTAAGGGTTTATATGGTAAAAGGGAGCATCTTTGGTGCTTACCTAAAGAACCGGAAACCTTTACTCAATCAACTTTATCCTTTTAAAATTATGCAACTAGACCCCGAATCAGCTTTATCTCTTAACTCCTTAAAAGGAGCCTTTGTTCATAAAACAGTAAAAAAAGGGATGAAAGAAGAAAACTATCGTATTTATGATTTCTATGTAGATGTAGAACCCTCTTGGGATGATAAGAAAGATGAACTTTCAGGCTTTGAACTAAGTAATATATGCGTCACTTTAGTTCCTCTAGAAAACGGCAAACTTTATAAAGATAAGATGATTGGTAGAAGTTGGGAAGATGTAAAAGACTATAACATTCAATTATCGGGTGGTTTTCCCAACGAATTTAGCGATGAAATAGAATGAATAATAAACTAACTAAAAAGCGAAAGCTAATAGAAGCACTTAAAAAAGAGGTAGAAAAGACACGTAAATTCCAAGAAAATTTTAAAAAAAACGTTCCGGATGAAAATAATATAAAAGCTGGCGATTTAGGATATATGAACGGAGTATTCGAGAAGATGAAATTAGAACACGAAAGCATATTACAACTCTATTACGACTATAAAGAAGTTAATTAAAGGGGTAGCATATAAGCTAATTATCCTGTATAATTGTTGCATAGGCGAGAGCCACTACCCCCTTTAAAAAATGTTTGCTTTTAGAACACACGACTTAGTTAGAGAGATCGAAACTGAGTTAGGCGGCGAGTTAACTGCTTACCATCAGTACATTATTAACTGCGAAGTAAAAAAATTATTTCCTAACGGCGTTATTCCTACCGAGCAAATAGAAGAGGTAACTGGCGTTATAATGCAAAAGATTTTTTAATTGTTACCAACCCTTAACAAGGGGGTAGCGTTACGGCTAACTATCCTCTATAATTCAAGTACAGGCAAGAGATTGCCACCCATCTAAAACAAATGACAGAACTTAAACAGCAAATCGAGGCTACCAAACTAAAGCTAGAAGAAGCCCAAACTAATTACGCCTTTGCGATAGCAGCTAACCGCCTTCATGAGGTTCCTAAGTTTCGTGGTTTAGTTAGAAAGTACACTAAGCAGATTAGAAACTTAGTTATATTACGTTGCGACTTAGGAGAGGTTTAGTAATGAAACATTTTCTTTTATACATAGCGGTTGGAGGCATACTTCTTACTGCTTTCGATAACTCATTTACTAAGATGACTATCGCAGATTGTAACGCCGGTATCGAAGCCGCTTGTAAGGAGCTAAAAAAATGAAAACTATTAAAGAAATTATTACTAGATTAAATTATCTAGAAAAAAATGGAAAACAAATCCAAAAAGAAAGAGGAGACTATTACTGGTTACAAGAAATTGCTAAATGGGAAAGTTTATTCTGTAACCACCCTGATGCAGATAAAACAAGGCATTCAGACACGTCTGAATATATAAAACTAGAAATGATTAAAGAGGAGCTAAACAAATGACTTTTACAATGCCTTTTTCCCAAAACGAAACGCAGCATCTTATCTATTTACTTAACTGCGAATATAGAAAAAAAAGAGAGCTTAGAGAAAAAATGCTTTCTAATATTTATAAAAGCTTTAAATATCCTAAAGTTCTAAACCTAGAACAAGAGTTAGATCATTTAAAAGATGAGCTAGTAGCAAATCAGCTATTAGTACATAAACTAGATGACCACCTTACCGACTTAAGAAGAGGACACACTTTAGAAAACCTAGAGGAGTTAGAAGAGCCTAGCTTCTTAGGTTCGGAGGCTACTCGCCACCTAAAACTATTAACAACAAAACCACAAAATGAAACAGACTAAAGGAGTTATTACTCCGGCGGCTACTTACCACGCCGACCCCGCATATTCCGCAACGGATATGAAAGTATTCCATAAAGCTTGCCCCGAAGTTTTCTTTAAATATAAATATGGAAGCGAAGAGTTCGAACATCCAACCGCAGTTAAAACTGCATTTAGAAACGGCGAACTTTGCCACGCTTTTACCCTAGAACCCGATAGAGCAAAAGTTGCTTATGGCGTATGCGGCAAACAAAATACTAAAGCCGGTAAAATACAGGCCGAAGAAATGATTGCTAAAGGGATAGAACCAATTACGGCTACTGAATACGACTTGGCTTCTAACGTAGCTAACGCCGTTCGCAAACATTCCGTAGCATCAAAACTTCTAAGCGGCGGCCAACCCGAACTTAGTTTTTGGAAAGATGACCCTAAAACAGGTTTATCTTGTAAAGCTAGAGCCGATTATATAAACGGCGATACTTTAATAGATCTAAAAACTACAGGAGAGGGCGGAGCGGAACCCGATACTTTTTCTAGATCGGTTGCCCGCTTTTTATACCATATACAAGCGGCACATTATTTAGAAGTTACCGGAGCAAAGAAATTTGTTTTTGTAGCAGTAGAGAAAGTATTTCCTTTTGCCGTTAGCGTAACCGAACTAGATGCCGATGCTCTTGCTTTTGGTTTAGAGCTACGCAACCAAGCCTTACAAGGCATAAGCCAATGCCATACCGATAGCTACTGGCCAAGCTATACCGAAAAAATTACAACCATAAGCCTACCTAAATGGGCAACTTATTAAAATTATGACTTTTACAGAAAAACAAATCGAGATGCTCAACGAGCCTATTCTCGCAAAAAACGTTAAAGAAAGGGACGGTAATCGAGCCGGTACTTTCCAATTATCTTATGTAGAAGGTTGGCACGTTATAGACGAAGCTAATCGCATATTTGGTTTTGGCGGATGGAGTTGCGAAACTTTAGAAACTACTTGCGTTAACAACGAACCCGAAGCCGTTACATATATCGCCAAAGTAAGAGTAACCGTTGGAGATGTTATAAGAGAAGGAACCGGAGCGGGGCATGGTAACACTAGGCAAGGTTTAGGAAATAACCACGAAGCCGCTATAAAAGAAGCCGAAACCGACGCTCGTAAAAGAGCATTTATGCAGTTTGGAAACCAGTTTGGACTTTCGCTTTATAACGGCAAAGATAAATCTTGGAAAAACAACAAGCCGCAGCCAGTTATTAATAAAGGCGAGGTTATAGAAACTTTGCGTGAGCAAGTTACAGCCGAACCTACACCACCCGATACGGAGGCGACTTACGAGTTAGCCGTTACCGCTATAAAAAAAGCTAGAACTGTAGATACGCTAGAAGGCTACAAAAAAGATATAGCGGATAGATTTAAAAACGGGAAGCTCACCCAATACCAAAAAGTCGAACTAGAGCGTTTACTTATTACTAAACAAATGAACCTTAAATGATGGACGACCAACCTTATTTATCTACAAGAGATCTTGCCCACCGCTACGGTATTTGTATCGCAACGGTAAAAAGATGGAGAACTACTACTAGGAGGGGCGAACCAACCGGACCCAAATGGTACGAAGTTCCCCGTCTAGCTATGGAAAGGAAAGCAAATACTCCTTACGTTCGCTATGCCCTCCCCCAAGTTTTAGCTTGGGAAGAAGCAAACTCAGTTACACCAATCAACAGTTTTTAATTATGGCTTTTAACACACCTTTCGAACCAGCTTTTAATGTGCCGGTTAACTTTTCAGTACAGGATAATAAATATCCCGACAGTAAAGAAAAGTATCCTAAAAGAATTAGATTATTTATTCCTTTAGAGTCCGTTTTAGATGTATCTAATCATTGTATGAACTTAGCGGATAATCCCGAAAACCATGCAAAGGGAAAAGTTTACGATATGCGAGATGGTACTTCTAAGGAAGTAGACGGGATTTATTTATACGGCAACGGTAAAATAGGTTCTTTCGATGTAGATGAGTTCGGAGCTTTTGGTACTATCAACCCTAGAAAAATAGAAGCAAAACTAGAAGATGAAGAGGAGGCACCATTTTGAAGTTTCCTCATTATACCCCGAACGTTAGAACTTTTATGGAACATCTAGTAGTAGGACTAGAATGTTTTGATCTAGATTTATTAGATTATAATCCTATAGATGTAGAGCATAAAAAACATGGGAGAGGCGTTACTTTTTCCCAAGTATCGGGAGGCGGCAAAGATGATAAAGCTCACTATCATGTAATAGTTTCCGAAAGAGGATTAATATTACCAAGCGGTGGAAGTTTACCCTATAGCAACGAACAACAGCCGACTATGGTTATGTTGCTTTTACTTTCGGCGATGGTAGATGAAAGACCGCTAGAGTTCGAGCCATGTAGTAACTGTAAGGAAGATGCTTAATACCGGCTATCCAAAAATAGTTTTTAATAAGGATAGGCATAATTTTACCGTTACCACCGCCGGTGACGGTATTCTCCGGACAGGCGTAGATTATTGGGAAGAAGATACTAGAACGGAACATGAAAAGTTCTTCGGTATGGACGAAAAAGAAATATATGAAAAATATGGAATCTGCTTCACAAAAACCGATATAGAGATAAACGGCGTAAGGCAATATAAAATGTCAAGTGATTTCGAAGCTGAATTATGGATGATAAAAAAAGGTTTTGTTAGATACGTTAGAGGCAAAGCTGTATGGAACGAGGAAGCTTTAGACGAAGGTTGGGATAACGGTTGGACACCTAAGAACGGAAGTAAAGCTAAAAATAATACTGGCAAAGGTCACGTTTATTTTGTTAAAAGTAATAATTTTCATAAAATAGGTTCTAGCTCCGCCGCTAATATACAACGCCGTATAAAATACCAAAAGCCAATGGAAATACTTGCCGTTAGCCCTAAAATAGAAAACTATCGCAAACTAGAAAAAGAACTACATCATCACTTTAACAAAAAAAGAGTTCTTAAATATGAAGTATTTGAAAACCTAAACGTAGAAGATATAAAATATATAATGAAAAAACTAGGGAATAAAATTAATATAAAATTATGAAAGTATTTGCGACCCCAAATATAGAAATCATGCTCGGCGGCGGTATTGTTTGGGAGGTTAATTGGCAACGTAAAAACGAAGATATGGAAGGAACTATATTTCAACTACCAAAAAAAGGTTGGAATGACCCTTTATTAAAAGAAGTATTGCCGGAGGATGTAATAAAAGCGATAATAAAAAAATATAAACTTTGTGAAATAAATGAATAAAAAACCACATTCAACTTTTAAGCTACAAAAATTAAAAGAATTAAGGCAAAAAGAATTAGAAAAAAATTTATTAGATGTACATTTAAAAGGTTATGACCATTATGTTTTTATAGATGAACGGAAAAAAGCTAATTTAGTTGCAAAAGATGGTTTATGGATTGTAGAGCATATAAGAACTGCCATACTTAAATACAACTACGAAATAGATAAAATCCCTAAGTTATTAATTAAAGATTTTAGTGATAAAGAAATTGTCACTTACGAAAAAATTTACGCCAATTCTTAGTTTTTTCTTTGTTTTTTCTTATTTCGGCTAAAGCTAGAGTCGCTTCGGTTTCTACTAAATAGCTTAAAATGCTCGCTAAGAATACATCTTGCTTGGCTTGATGTCGTACTAAATGTGTTGCATATCTTTTAATATTATCCGTATCGTCGCTTGCCATAATATCCCTGCAACGTAGCTCTACGGAAAGAGCAAGTTCCGGCGGGGTTTCATCTATAGGGATATTTAAAAAATTTTTTATACTCATTTGCTTGGAAATAATTGTTTTTCTAATATATCTACCGCTTTATCATCTAGTTTATTTGTAGTTTGTTTGCATATAGATCGAAGTAAATCTACAACTAATCTTTTAACCGCAGTAGTTGTTAAAAACGTAATAAGAATAGGTTTTAAGATCTTAAGCATAGTGTTTTTTATGTGTTACTTTCCAAACATAGCTAAGATGCTAGTATTAGACAAGATTTAGAACTTCTATGGAAGAAAAAGAAGAAAAGGAAGGTTTTGATTGGGGCGACCTTTTTGGACATGCCGTTAGGTTCTTAATCTTGACTTGGTCTTTATCTATGATGACTTTAGGTTATATGGGCAAGGTAAGAA